TTATCAAGAAGTTCCGCAAAGCATGGGAAAAGAATGATGATGGATGCTTGGACAAAGTCATGGCAGACTTTGGAAATCAGAAAGCAGAGGTAAGTACGCAGGAGGAAACAACTGATGAGTGAAGCAATAGCCAGTGAAATTTGGGGAGAACTCAAGCGTTTTGTAAACACAGTGGATCGTGCAGAAGCCGCCGAAACTGTGATACAGATCTTGATGGACAATGATTCGGATGTGGAAGACATTCGTGATGCCTTCAAAGGTGACACAGACATCAAACGTGCGTTGACTGCATACCTTGACAACGACAAGGACTATGTGGAAGATGAAGAAGAGCCCGAAGACGAAGACTACGACGAAGACGAAGACTGGGAAAACTGATGCCCAACAAGTTTTTCCCCATTGAAACTGCCACTGCGTGTCAGTTGAAATGGAATTGGAGTACCATACGTCTGTATACCGGGCAAACAAGTTCTTGCCATCGGGTGGACAGTGACATTGTTGACATTGATACCTTTGATCAATTTCATAACACTCCTAAAAAACTTGCCGACCGAAAACTCATGCTTGAAGGTCAGTGGCCTGGCGGCGGATGTGAACATTGTAAAAACATCGAAGATGCCGGCGGATACTCGGACCGGCAGTTGCATCTAACCATACCCAATCAATCACCACCAGAACTTGAACATGATCTGACGGCAACCAAAATAACTCCTCGAATTGTAGAAATTTATTTTGACAATGTGTGCAACATGAGTTGCATATATTGCTGGGACGGGTTCAGTAGCAAGATACAGCAAGAAAACCTACGCCATGGCCGATTTGAAAAATCTGGAGTAATCATTGATAATCGTGCCCGCAAAGTCAATGACATTGTGGCCATAACTGATAAGTTTTGGCAGTGGATGACTCAACACGGACAAGAAATTCGTTGCCTTCACATACTGGGCGGCGAGCCATTCTATCAAAAACAATTTGAAACATGTTTAGATTTTTTTGAACAGAATCCTTGTCGACAACTAGAACTCACAGTGGTCAGTAATCTAATGATCCCTGATAAAAAATTTCAAATGTTAGTAAATCGTTTGAAAGATCTTGTGAGTCGCAGACATCTAGGGCGATTTGATTTGACAGCCAGTATTGATTGTTTTGGCCCAGAACAAGAGTATGTAAGGTACGGACTTGATCTTGAACAATGGCAACGTAACTTTGAATACCTGTGCGAACAAAAATGGATCACAGTAAAAATCAATCAAACACTATCAGCCTTGACCATAAAAACTGTTCCTGAATTGCTGAAGTATGTGGATGCGTTTCGTGCCCGACGCAAAATCGGCCACTACTTTAGCACCACACACTATACTCACGACTGTTTGCATCCAACAATTTTTGGCACAGGATTCTTTGACAAAGACTTTGAAAATATATTACAATGCATGCCACAGGACTCACAAGAACAAATCACAGCAAGGAAGTACATGCAAGGAATACAAAAAGAAATCAATTTGCACCCCCGTGACCAGGAAAAAATAAATCAATTGGGCGTATTTCTTGATGAAATTGATCGCAGAAGAGACCTAGATTGGAAACAGACATTTCCTTGGTTGACAAAGGAACTTGAACATGTGGTATAGTCGCGTAGTTGCCAGTCTTAGTGCGCTTCCGGACTTTATAAATCACTATGAGAGTGAACTTGCGGATGCCAAAAAAGACTGTAGAATTTACGGTGTGGTTGAAAAAAACATCACAGCCTTGCCTGGTATCACCGAGCACCGTTTTAATCAACTGCAAGAAATTGAGGCCGTTCTAAACTATCTCAATATTCAACTGCGTAAAATACGTAGAAAGCATTTTCAAAAATACATGGAAAACTATGCTCGTGCCTTGACCTCAAGAGATGCTGAAAAGTATACAGATGGTGAGGATGAAGTGATTGATTACGAAACACTAATCAACGAGGTAGCGTATTTGCGTAATCGCTGGCTAGGCATTCTCAAGGGCCTGGACACCAAACAGTGGCAAATGGGGCATGTGGTACGCCTAAGAACTGCAGGCATGGAAGACATCCAGGTGTAAATATCCACATGAAAATTGTTATAGTAACTGGCGGCTTTGATCCGCTACATTCCGGACACATCTCTCTACTGAATCACGCTGATCACCTGGGCGACCATGTGTTTGTGGGCTTAAACTCAGACGACTGGCTCACACGCAAAAAAGGTCGCCCGTTTATGAACTGGCGCGAACGCATGACCATACTAGATAATCTACACATGGTGGATGAAGTAATTGCATTTGACGACAGTGATGATACTGCTTGTGATGCTATTCGCCAGATTAGAGAAAAATACCCCAACGATCAAATTGTGTTTGCCAATGGCGGAGATCGCACTCAAGATAACATACCCGAAATGGTATTTGATGACGTAGAGTTTGTGTTTGGTGTAGGCGGTAATAACAAAGCCAATTCCAGTAGTTGGATCCTTGAAAATTGGAAAAAACCTCAAACTGATCGTGCCTGGGGCTATTATCGTGTGTTACACGAAGTAGGCAATCATGTCAAACTCAAAGAACTCACTGTGCATCCGCATGAATCTTTGAGCATGCAAAGGCACAAAAAACGGGCAGAATTTTGGTTTGTAGCCCAGGGCGAAGCCACGGTTTATACTGTGGATCCGCACAGCACAGACTACGACTTAATGGCAAGTCCTACACAGCATCAAAGTACCTGGATCAAGTTAAATGAATGGCACCAGTTGCGAAATGAAACAGATCAGCCACTGAAATTGATCGAAATCCAGTATGGTGAGGATTGTGTGGAAGAGGATATTGAACGCAAATAAAATACTACCCGGATGTAAATATTTGCGTGAACATAAATACAACAAAGGGAGATACCATTATGAGTACCAAACAACTTAGATTACTGTGCCTGGTAAATGCTACAGACACAGTGGCAGCACAATTGACAGTGTCGATCAACGGAGTTCAGAAATTTTCCGGTCTGGTCAATCAAACAGCACTGGCTCCAAATTCAGCGTATACTTTACCAATTGATACAACGCAATTTTCAGTTGTGACACTTGATCAAGTTGCGGATGACATGGCGTCCACACCTGATATCAACAGTCGTAACGAGTTTAAACAATATTGGTCAACAGGACCCTATGAATTTTCGGCCACTGTAACCGGCGGCGATATGAGCATTAGTTTGATCGAAGCCAACTATAATGGTATTTGGTGGGACACCCCGGAAGTCTGGGCATCAGGAACTGCTGATTTGTGGGCAGGTATTTACTGTGCTTCACAACCACAGTGGAATGGTTCTGCAATACCAGGCAGATTTACCTGGCCCGTTGATCCTGCACAAGGACCAAATGCAATACTGATAGATGATACTGAAACCGTAACCTACCAAATTGGGTTGACCAAGTACAATAGTCCTTATATAGTATAAACTTAAACCCAAAGTATTACCAGTAAAAAGTACTACTTTTGCAATGACCCTGCCCTGTGCAGGGTTTTTTGTTGACACTTGACTAGCAATTGTAGATTTGCTACAATAGTGGCATACAAATAAAAAGGAACCCAAAATGAATATCAAGATCAAAGCCGCATTACAGACAGCAGGAATCCTTGCTGTGATTTGTACTGTATCAATTGGCCTACAACTTTTGTTAGCAGGCCTAACTGCCAGTGAAATTGCCAAAATTCTGTCAGTAGGAAGTATCGCATTTTTGGTATATTGCATGTATCAAGTGGTGCTGAGCCGCTTGGAATACAATCAAAAAGTTGATGAAATTGCTAAAAAGTAATACTTTTAGCGTAGTTGACCAATAATTCCAAATCCACTATAATATAGACTTAGTAACACACAAAAGGGCTAGTAACCATGAGTGCAATTCGAGTAGTAAACGGTACCTACCGTAACCGACCCGTCCGTAACCAAGAATTTGTTCTTGTGAGCGGTTTCCAAACTGGTGCCCGAGGCAACTTTGTCACTGTCAAAAATGGCGGTGCCTTTCCTAACTGCCCTGATACGATCCGTATCTCAGTTGACAACATCGCAGATATCGAGTATACTAACGGCATGACACAACCCAACACCATACACTTTGAAAAACAAGTTCTAGTCGCAGAGAGTGACGAGGATGCAATGACACGTATCCGTGAGCGTTTTGACATTCTTACAGAGATGACCAAGGCAGCCACTGCCGGTGACATCCGTGCTATGATTGTATCCGGCCCTCCTGGTGTTGGCAAGAGTTTTGGTGTTGAGCAAGAAATTGAAAAGGCCTGCTTGTTCGACAAGATTTCAGGCAAGAAACTTCGCGCAGAAGTTGTCAAAGGTTCAGCCACTCCAATTGGCCTGTTCCAAACACTTTACAAATACTCCGACGCCAATTGTGTGTTGGTGTTTGATGACTGTGATAGCATTTTGCTAGATGACGTGGCTCTTAACTTGCTGAAGGGTGCCTTGGACTCAGGCAAGAAACGTACTATTTCATGGTTGTCAGAGTCTAGTGCCCTGCGCCGTGAAGGCATCCCAGATCGTTTCGAGTTCAAAGGTAGTGTTATTTTCATTACTAACTTGAAGTTTGACCAAATGAAGTCGCAAAAATTACGTGATCACTTGGACGCACTCCAAAGCCGTTGTCACTACCTGGACTTGACACTGGACTCACAGCGTGACAAGTTGTTGCGTATCAAACAGATTGCCAAAGATGGTGTTTTGTTTGCGGACTATGACTTTGATGAAGCCGTACAAGACGACATCATTGACTTCATGCATGTCAACAAAGATCGTTTGCGTGAACTGAGTTTGCGTATGGCTCTCAAGATTGCAGACTTGCGCAAGATGTCAGTGCTAAACTGGAAGCGTTTGGCAGAAACAACTTGTATGAAGAGTGCCTAATATGGCCTGGATTGCCGTACTAATGTTAATTGTAGTAGGGCATCCGGGCATGGCATTTTTACTAGCATTTTTAATTTTGTTCTTTGGAGATTGACATGTACGAAGTTTATGAAGGCGACTTTTTGTTGTTCACAACCGACGACATTGAAGAAGTAGAATACTATCAAATCGAAGGATACGTTGTACGCAAGGTTTAGTGTGTAGTTCTCTCCAGATCAGGATCGCTAACTCTTACTAGCCCGGCGATCCTTTTGCAACAGGTACCCTTAAAAAAGGTACCTGTTTTTTTGACCCACTAAATAACCAGTGAAAAAATATTGTGTTGTACCATTCATATCTTTAAGAATCGAAAACAATCAAAATTCCTCAGGACTTCGGCCGTGTTGTTTTTATCGGGGCCAGGATTTGCCAAAGGTTGCCAATGTTGATGACTATCTAAAGTCTGATTTTTTACAAAATCTTCAACAGCATTTGCTCACGCAAGATGAACTACCACCAGGGTGCAGTCTCTGTCAGGAAAGAGAATCAAACAACCAACTGAGTGGACGACAACTCAAAAATAGTTTCTTTCAAAATCAAGTGTTGTATCAAACACAGATACAAGAATTAGATACTCATTCATCCAACACATGTAATTTAACCTGCATAATGTGTAGCCCGGCCTACAGCAGTGCCGTGGGTGCAGAGCAAAAACGACTGGGTTGGATTACCAAAACAGTCAACTTTGATGAAACTGATTTAATTTTAGAAACAATAAATCAGTTGCCAGATCTACAGCACATTCATATTGCGGGTGGAGAGTTTTTTTACGCCAAACAATGTGTCAAGATATTACAAGCAATCAACACTGCAAAAATTCCTCGCGTGAGTTTTATAACCAATGGAACCATTTGTAGTGACAAACATCTAGCAATTTTGAAAGAATTTGAAAATTTAAATATACGTTTTAGCATTGACGGCACCGGAGATCATTACAACTTTGTCAGATACCCATCTGATTTCGATGAGGTCAAAGCAAATATTTTAAACTTTAAAACGCAACTGCCCCGGGCTCATTTCGAATTGTACATGGTAGTACAACC